AAGCAATTGAACTTTGCATAGCAAGATTTGATGAAGATACTAAAGAAGCTTTCTTAGATCTTTATACTAAAGTAGATTCAGGAATTCAATTTGATGAAACTGGTAAGGAAATTAGTGAAGAGGAAAGCGATGTCGAATAAAGTTAAAATTATCAATTATAAATTTAATGAAGGTCGACTCTGTGAAGAGCTTATCGCATATATAAATTCTACATATGACGAACATTATTCAGAAAATAAATTCCAAGCAACAGAATTCATTGTGGACGGCGGTCATGGTGAAGGCTTTTGCTTAGGTAATATCCTAAAATATACTCAGCGATACGGCAAAAAAGATGGATATAACAGAAAAGATCTGTTAAAAGTATTGCATTATGCTATTATGGCACTTTATGTACATGATGAAGAACAAGGAAACAAATATGAAACTTTCAGAACATACAATTGAAGTATTAAAAAACTTCGCTGGGATTAATCCTAATATAGTGATTGCTCCAGGACAAAAACTAAAAACTATTTCAGAAGCAAAAAATATACTAGCTTCTGCAGAAATAAATGAAGATTTTCCTTCAGAATTTGGGATTTACGATTTAAACGAGTTTTTATCAGTTATTAATTTAGTAGGCGGTAAACCTAATCTAGATTTTGAAAATGAATACGTATATATACAACAAGATGATAAAGATCCATATTTTGGTTCTGTAAAATATTTTTTCGCAGAAAAAGATATTCTTACAACACCTCAAAAAGATATTACAATGCCAGATCCTGAATTTTCAATTGCAGTATCTGAAAAATCATTGAATAGAATAAGAAAAGCTGCAGCCGTTCTTGGACATAGCGAATTAGCTATATCAGGAGAACAAGGATGTATTAATGCCACTATTTTAGATGACAAAGATGCAACAGCAAATATATTTAAACTTGAGCTTGCAGTTAATAATGATTGTACAAATTCCTTTAATTTTGTTATAAATATATCAAACTTAAAGTTTTTACCTGGCGATTATTACTTATCGATATCATCTAAATTGATATCACATTGGCAAAATACTGCAGTTTCTGTAGAATATTTTGTAGCATTGGAAAAAACAAGCGAATTTCATGTATAAATATACATGTAAAAAGAATTCTCATTATCATTTATTGGTTATGAGGATATTATATAAGATGCCATATATGGGTCTTATCAATAATAGTCTACTATGCATAGGAGAAAATTATGACTGAAGCAGTAGAAACACAGGAAGCGCCTCAGCTTTCACTTCAAGACATCGCAACTAGCGTACAGATTGTTGATATCTGTTCTAGGCGTGGTGCTTTCGAAGGTACTGAACTTGAAGCTGTTGGAGGCCTAAGGTCTCGATTAGTTGCTTTTATAGAAGCTAATCGTGAACAAGGCGCACCAACACCAGACGGTGAAGTTCCTGCGGTTGAAGTAGAAGCTGTCGGTTCTGATTCTGACGAATCTGACGATTCCTAAAGCTTAACGGTGGGGTAGCTCCCCACCTACATTATTATAGGTTATATTATGGACAAGAATGAAACATCAGAGCTTATTGCCGCTCTTCAAAAAGGCACAGTAACTGTAACATTCCAAAAGGTTAACTCTGAAGAAATTAGAGTAATGCCTTGTACACTAAATAAAAAAGTACTAGAAGCAAATAAAATTAGTACTACCATCGGTAGTGTTAGTTCTGATTCTAGTCAAATTCCTGTATGGTCTTTAGATAAGAACGCGTGGAGGTCCTTTATAGCGGATACAGTTCTAGGTTGGGAGGTACTTGGTGAGTAATAATGAATTTCTCTGGGTTGAGAAATATCGACCAAATACTATCAATGATTGTGTGCTTCCAAGTAATATTAAAAAAACCTTCAAGCAAATAGTTGAAGGTGGTGAATTACACAATATGCTTCTTACAGGTACGCCTGGACTTGGCAAAACTACAGTAGCAAAAGCTTTATGTAAAGAATTAAATGCCGATTATTTATTAATCAATGGATCAGAAGATTCAGGCATCGACATATTGCGCACAAAGATCAAGAAATTTGCAAGTAGTGTTTCCCTACAAGGTGGCTACAAAGTAGTCATTCTCGATGAAGCAGATTACCTGAATCCACAATCTACGCAACCAGCGTTAAGAGGATTCATTGAAGAATTTAGTAGTAATTGTAGGTTTATTCTAACTTGCAATTATAAAAATCGTATTATTCAAGCTATACATTCTAGAACAACAGTAATAGAATTCAATATTCCTAAAAAAGAACAACAAAGATTAGCTTCGGTTATGATGGCTAGACTTATGTCAATTCTTGGTGAAGAGAATATTCAATGGGAAACAGAAGTTTTAGCTGAATTAGTTATGAAACATATACCAGATTGGCGTAGAGTTATTAATGAATTACAACGATATAGTACAAGTGGGAATATCGACAGCGGTATTTTAGTACAATTAAGTGATTTAGCCATTAATGATTTAATGGTATACCTTAAGGAAAAAGATTTTAAAAATATGAGAAAATGGGTAGTTGAGAACTTAGATACAGATCCAATAGCGCTTTATAGAAAGATTTATGATAGTATAGGCGAATATGTATTACCTCAATCAATACCACATATAGTTCTCATATTAGCAGATTATCAGTATAAAGATAGTTTTGTAGCAGATCATGAATTGAATTTAGTAGCATGCTTAACTGAAATTATGATGGAGATTAAATTTAAATGAATCCATTCGAATTTGTAAAAGCTATAAATTATTCTAAAAAAGATATTATGATTGACGATTTAGTAGAAAAAGAGTATAACCCTTTTATAATCAATAGGGCACTATCTTATTTTTCAGATACAATAATTTATGCTAATGAAATGAACAAAAACCATCACATAGATGGTCGCCTTCAGTTTGATTTTTTTATAAATATTATTAAGAAACGAAAAAGGTTTTCACCATGGTTAAAAGCCACAGAAATTGAAGATCTTAACGTTATTAAAGAATATTATGGGTATAGCAATGAAAAAGCTAAATCTGTTTTATCATTATTAAATAATAAACAAATTGAAAATTTGAAGCATAGGATTTATAAAGGTGGAAGAACAAAAACAAGTCACTGATTGGACTCCAGCGTCGATGTTGGAAATCACAATCAAAGAACCAGATGACTTCCTTAAAGTAAGAGAAACATTAACACGTATTGGAGTAGCGTCTCGCAAAGAGAATAAATTATTTCAATCTTGTCACATCTTACATAAACAAGGACGTTATTTTATAGTACATTTTAAAGAATTATTTTTATTAGACGGGAAACCCTCGAACCTATTAGAAAATGATATCCAAAGACGTAATACAATTACTACGTTATTGGATGATTGGGGATTAGTTTCTATAATTAACTCTGATCAAGCTAAGGACATAGCACCACTACGTCAGATTAAGGTAATACCTTTTAAAGAGAAAGCAGTATGGGAATTATGTCCTAAATACAATATAGGTAATACTCAACCTCAAAGTAAAGAGTAAACTCGTATAAATATTATATAAATCACATAAACTAGCAACAGCTATGAACATATTAAAAAAGAAATATGGGGATAACACCTGAAAACATTTAAACAAATAAGAGAAGCAAAATTAGTATTAAAAATTAGTAATCCTACTAAGATTGCAAAAGATCACGTAAAAGGAAAAGTAATTAAATTTAGCTGGGCAAATACTGGTGAAGCTGGTATAGGTACAGAACGGCTCGTCGGGATCTCGCAAGATCATATCGCGATATTACCTGGTCTACAAAAAGACCTAATTCCTGTAATTAAAAAGAATAATATTAGATCTTTCTCTTATGCTGGTAAAGATGACGGACGAATTTGGCTTGAAAGTTGGGTAAAATCTAATGAGAATTTAAGACATGAAGATACATCACCTGACTTAGTAATAGCTGCTAAAGAAGGGTACGATATTAGTAAAGATGTCTTAAAGATGTTTAAAGATTTTAATAAGAAATTTAGTGGACTAAAGGCGAAAAAGAATGATCCTTTTGGCGTACCGGCCGGAAGTTCCAAGGATTACCTATTCCATAATTTCATAACAATACAATTTATAGAAATATATTAAAATCTATTTTAATATATTTCTAAATTAGAAATATATTAAAATGGAAAGAGTGCCGATTTACGGGCTCTATTAATCTTGCTTTAAATAGGAGAAACTAAAATGGTAAGAAATACACTAAACGTACCGCGTTCATTATTCGTAGGCTTTGAGCCTTTATTTGACGAACTGGAGAGGATTCACTCTTCAGCTAGATCAGGAAACGATAACTATCCACCTCATAACATCGTTCGAATCGACGAAGAACATTTCAATATTGAAATGGCTCTTGCTGGATTCAGTAAAGATGATGTTGAGGTAGAACTTAAAGATGGTACATTAACCATCTCTGGTTCTAAATCTGAAGACGAACGTGATTATGCGTACAAAGGTATATCATCACGCAAATTCTCTAAAAGCTTTAGGCTTGCAGAGTATGTTGTTGCAGATGGTGCTGATCTAGTGGATGGTATTCTTGTAGTTAATCTACAATTAGACATTCCAGAAGAAAAGCGTCCTCAAAAGATCAAAATAGGATCTTAATATATTAGGATTTGGAATTGTAAGCTCTAGTGATGCGTTCGGTTAGAAACGGTGCATAGATACCGGAACCCGAGAGGAGTAGGTTAGTTTCCTACCAATTCCATTTCCCTTTAGGTACCATCACGGTACCTATCGGATAATGAAAATAAACCTTTACATTTGAAAGGAAGTGTGATATAATATATACATTATGAAGTTTTATACAAACGTATGTCGTTATGGCCAGATGATACTTTACCGTGGATATGATAACGGTAAAAAAGTATCTCGTAAAATTAAATATAAACCTACCCTTTTTGTAAGCTCTAACAAAGGAAGCTGGAAAGCGCTTGACGGTACTACTGTCGAACCTCTTCAGTTCGAAGGTATGAGAGAAGCAAAAGAATGGGTTGAACAAAATCAGTTTGTTGCAGGTCGACACATCTATGGTAACATTAGATACCTTTCAACATTTATAAATGATTACTTTCCTGGCACGATTGAATTTGATCGTAGCCTAATTAATGTTACTACAATTGATATTGAAGTAGCATCAGACGATGGATTCCCACATCCAGAAGACGCGCAGAAAGAAGTTACTGCAATTACTCTTAAAAATAATAGAGACAACACATATTTTACTTGGGGTTTAGGTGATTATGACGTTAAAAAATCTCTTATGGAAACAAATCGAGTGGTCTATAAAAAATGTGAAAATGAGATCGACCTTCTAAAAAACTTCATAACACATTGGTCTACTCCTTCACATACTCCAGATATTATTACTGGTTGGAACTCTCGATTTTTTGATATTCCTTATTTAGTTAATAGAATTAACAAACTCATACCAGGAGAAGAAAAGAAACTTTCTCCATGGGGAATGGTTGATTCAAGAATTCTTCAACGACGAGGTAGTTTAAAAAGAGAACAAACATACGAACTAGGTGGAATCGAACACTTAGATTATCTTGAACTATTTCAAAAATTTGGTTATTCGTATGGACCACAAGAAACATATAAATTAAATCATATTGCAAATGTAGTATTAGGTGATACTAAACTATCATTTGAAGAATTTCAAAGCCTATACAGTTTATACTTACATGATCATCAAAAGTTTATTGATTATAATATTAAAGATGTAGAATTAGTAGATCGTATAGAAGATAAAATGGGTCTTATCACTTTATGTCTTACCATGGCTTATCGTGGTGGAGTAAATTATGGTGATACCTTTGGTACAACAGCAATATGGGATTCTATCATTTATAGAGATCTCTATCAAGATAAAATAGCAGTACCATTCAATGAAGACAAAACTAAATCTCCATATCCAGGCGGATATGTGAAAGAACCTCAAATAGGTATGCATAATTATGTAGTTAGTTTTGATTTGAATTCACTATATCCTTCTATTATTATGCAACTTAATATGTCTCCTGAAACTATTTCAAATGGAGAAGTAGCTAGTTTAGATGTTAATTCAATATTAAAAAATCCAAGTATTGTTGACAATAAAGGAAAAGCAGTAGCAGCAAATGGACAATATTTTAATATTAATAAATTAGGAGTATTGCCCAAGATAATTGATGAAATGTATAGTGAAAGAGTTCAAGTTAAAAAAGCTAAGAACAATGCTCAAAAAGAACTTGAAAATGTTGACAAAGAAAATAAGCAAGAAATATATCGAATTGAAAGAGATATTAATCAAAATGAAAATAAGCAAATCGCAACTAAAATTCTTCTCAATTCTCTTTATGGTGCAATGGGAAATAAATGGTTTAGATTTTTCGATCAAAGAATTGCCGAAGGTATTACATTAACAGGTCAACTTATTATTCGTTGGGCCGAACTAGCGCTAAATGCGAGTCTGAACAAGGTTTTAAAAACTGATAATGTAGATTACGTTATAGCAATTGATACTGATTCGTTATATGTGAATTTAGGACCATTAGTAGAACGTACTCCAGAAACAAGTGGAAAAGATCCTATTAAATTCTTAGATAAAGTATGCAATCAAGTATTAGAACCAGTATTAGTAAAAGCATATGATGGATTTTATGATGTCATGGGCGGAATAGAAAATAGAATGGTTATGACTCGTGAAGTAATAGCCGATAGAGGAATATGGACAGCTAAAAAAAGATATGTCTTAAATGTTCAAGATAATGAAGGCGTTCGATATAAAGAACCACATTTAAAGATTATGGGAATTGAAGCGATTAAATCATCTACTCCTGCTCCTTGTCGACAAGCATTGAAGAATATATTTAAAGTAATAGTTGCTGGCAATGAAAATGATGTTCAAATAGCTATTGATCAATTTAAAGAATATTTTAGAAATTTAAAACCAGATGAAATAGCCTTTCCTCGAGGAATTACAAAGATTAATGCATATAAAGATAATGAATTGATCTATAAAAAGGGTACGCCCATACACGCACGTGGGGGATTACTTTACAACAAATTATTACAAGATCTTTCTCTTCAAAAACGATACCAAAAGATTGGTAATGGAGAAAAGATAAAGTTTACATATTTACGTGTTCCAAATCCTATTAAGGAGAATGTGATCTCATTTCCAGATTATCTCCCTGAAGAATTTGGTTTACATAAATATATTGATTATGAATTACAATTTCAAAAAACATTCTTAGATCCAATTGAACCAGTACTAGATGCTATAGGTTGGACTTCAAAGGAAATATCAACATTAGAATCTTTTTTAAATTAAACCTTTACATTTGTAAAAAACTATGTTATAATATACATAACAAGGAAAAAATATGAAAAGTATTAAATTAATTAGATTAACTTCTGGCGAAGAAATTATCGCTGAGATTGCTAATACAAGTGAGGATACGTATCAAATAAAAGATGCTATTATCATGATACCAGCTGGTGAAGGAAAGATAGGCTTTATGCCCTTTATGCCTTATACTAAAGCTAAAGATGGATTAGTTCTTAAAAAACAAGATGTTATGTTTATGATCGATCCAGTAGATGAACTTCTAAATCAATTTAAACAAGCTAGATCTGGGATTATTACTCCACCACAAGGAGTGATAGTGTAATGAGTTCTAATTGGGTACAAGATATATTTGATATGCAAGACAAGTATGGTGTACGTAAGTGGGTGTTGGATCCTGAAAATAAGGATAGGTTAAGACTATACTTAGATTTTAGAATTCAATTCTTAAGAGAAGAATTAGAAGAAACAGAATCAGCAATGGTAAGTTCAGACAATGAAGAAATTGTTGATGGGCTTATAGACCTATGCGTTGTAGCAATAGGAACACTCCTAGCGTTTGGCGTAGATGCCAATAAAGCCTGGGATGAAGTTCATAAAGCTAATATGGCTAAAAAAGTAGGTATTAAAAAAGAAAGACCTAATCCATTGGGCTTACCAGATTTAACTAAACCCGATGATTGGACACCACCATCACATGAAGATAATCATGGAAATATCCCTAACGATATTCGATAGCATTTATGACAACCAAACTGTCAAAAGAATGGATTACAAAAACTTCGAAGAATTCGAAGAAGTCTTTTATAGGCTCGCAGAGTCTTCAAAATACCCTACTAAATCTAAAGCTCCTCTTATCAGTCCTGCTACGTATTTGCCTGATACCACTCGGGCTAATGATAACGTGGTTGCTTGGGGTGGGTTTGGTATTATTGATGTGGATGACTTTCAAGGTGATATAAAGGATATAGAATCTAAATATGAACGATACAAATATTTATGTTATAGTACTGCAAGTAGTAGTATTTCTCATCCTAAGTTTCGTCTTGTTTTCCCATTAACAAAATGGATTCAAAAGGAAAATATCAAACATTTTTGGTATGCACTTAATAAAGAAATAGGAGATATTGCAGATGCTCAAACAAAAGACCTCTCAAGAATGTATTACATTCCGTCTAAATACAAAAATAGTTTCAACTTCATCTTCTCCCACGATGGAGAAGTTATGGACCCAGATGACCTCATGGTACGACACAAATACGTCTTACCAGCTGAAGGAATTTTCGATCGCTTTCCAGATGCCATTAAAAAAGGAATAATTCAACATAGAAAATCTATGTTAGTTAATACAGATATATCTTGGACCGGTTATGCAGATTGTCCATTTGTAAATAAACGAAAAGTAGAAGAATACAAAGGATTAAATGAAGGTTGGTATTATGCAATGTATCAATTGATGGTATCTATTGCTGGCAATGCAATAACAAAAGGTTATCCAATTACAGCAAAAGAGATTGAGTATATAATAAGAGATTTGGATAGTGAAACAGGTAATTGGTATTTAAAAAGACCAATTGAAAAAGAAGCAGAACGAGCCATTGAATTCGTATTTAAAAAAAGTATATGAGAGTAAGAAACAAAGAACACCAAAGCTTATCAAGAAAACAGTTAAAAGAACTGTGTTATGATTATCCTAACGATGCTATGTTAGGAGAACAAATTAGAAAATTAGCTAATGATTTACCAATAAGCAATTATTGGGAGTATGAAAAAATGGATGATAATGACTTTAAAAATTTACAAAAAATTATAGATCAAATGCTAGAAAAAGAAATGGAATTAAAAAGATCAGATAAAAAGAAGAGAAAATGAATAATAAACAAGAAAATACTGAAACCATAGAAAATCAAATTTTACATGCAAAATTACATGGAATAGGTATAAAAGAAGGATATTCAAAGAACGTATGTGGAATATTTAAAAACATTAAAGAATATTGTGATAATAATAGTTTTGAAGTAGGACATTACTATGATTATGCTGAATTAGATAGCATTCCAGGTGATGGATATTTTAAATGGATAGGATAAAAACACATAAAATAATCGCTTTTGTATTATTACTAATATTAATATTTTCTGCAATATCAGTAGCAGAAGAATTAGAATTTGATGCTGATAATTGGAGAAAAGGAACTCTTTAGGAAAGGAAATAGTTATTATGAGAGATTACAGAATAAAAAGACCACACATGAAAACAACCAAAAAACAAATTGTAGATTGGTGTATGAAAAATATAAATGAATGTCATTATCCAGTAGATGCCTCTGAAATGCATTCACATTGTTTTAGATGTGGTTATCAGAGAGCTACTGAAAAAGCACATACAGTGCCTTGGGCAAAATACAACTACGACTCTAAGTATGATTCACCACAATACTACAGATTACTCTGTAGTGAGTGTCATCCAGAAGCACCAAATGTTATGGAAGAAACTCATTGCGAGTGGCCTAATCATCACTCTATAATGGATAAGTGGATTATAGAATCAGCAAAAGAATTTAATGGTCATTTATATTATAATACCTACTGGGAACAT